CAACTCTTTCCTACTTAATGGCTATACCATTTTCTTCGCACCAAGTGCGTGTATTTGTATCAAGCCAATTTTCATCTACGAGTTTTCCCACAATCTTGCTGATATTCTCAGCCATCTGGGCAAATGTATCTGTTGCCGCAGTCGCAATCTTCTTCAGAGTGATGGCTGCGGCAATCAGTCCCTTTCCATCACTCACAGATTTTTTTGTTGCTTCGACCTCTGCAGACAAAACGTTGAATTCTTCTTGAGTTGCAAATCCTTCATTTTCCAAATCTGTAATCATTTGTTCCACTACTGCTTTCTTTTCAGTAAAGTACGTCTCAAACTCGGCTTTGTATTCCTCGTTCTGATCCATAATCACTTTCCAGATAGATTCCTGATCATATACTCTTCGTACATCCTTAAAATCACTGACACCGTTTACGGTTTTAACATATGTTGCCCACGGCATCTGATAAATTGATCCGCCATCATCCAAATCTTCCTGGGTAACCTCCGGATATCCCACTGAAGATGTCAATGTTCTAAAATATCCTTGTGTGAAATCATTCACGGTATTGGTCTTACTCAAGTCAATCTCGAATACAACCTTACAATATAATTGACCAGACTGTACTTCTGGGGTTTCCAGTTCTTCTGTTCCAACCACTTGAACCATTCTGCCAGACTGAATAAAATAGCCTTTCTGTACATAAATCAGATTATTCGCCGTACTTATCCCACACCCTTTTGTTATACCATTCGTTTTTCCTAACATGGTGTATACAAAATGAGCAAAATCATCACTTGTCATCGAACATTCTCCAAATACGATGCCATTGATCATAATCCACGCCCCCTTAACTTCTCTATCATTGTGACTTTTAAATTACCAAATGTAAGACCAGCCATTCCGGATCCGCTCTCTATCTCCTGTTTTGTAACCATAGAGGTCTTAATGCCGGTCTTGGTCTTGATCCTGCACTTTCTTCCCACATAAAATCTTTTATATGGATACAGGCGACTGTCCTTTCTCAATTTAAATGCTATCTTATGGTTATATTCGTTTGAAACAAAATGGTTTTTCACCTTTTGATGCACTTCTTCCTCTGTCTCTGCCTCGATATAAGTGCTGTCTACCATTCCTACTGCACGATTGAGATCGGCTCCATTCTCTGTAATTGTCCTATCTGATAGTAAATAATAGACTCTATCTTCCACTGCTCCAATAGAAATGCTTCCGTCAGCATTCTCTGTATCTGGTATTTTCCATCTAACCATAAGCTTGGCCAATACTGATACCTCATAGATCTCTTTGTAATCTGTAACATCGCTTACTTCAATGTCAATTGGTATCTCTCCGTTTCCATCTCGGCGAACTGTGATGAACAGCCCATTATTTGAAATATCAAAGTCCAAAAAGATTCCATAATACTGCTTAGCGTTTCCGAGATATGTCTTCAAATTGTAAATACCATTCTCAGTATCCACTTTTGCTTTAATTGGTGTATGTGTTTCTGCCACAACGCTGATGTACTTCTTATCCATCATTTCATCTCCACTTGAGATAAAGTTATCCTTAATTGCTTTCACAATAAAATCTTCAATTCCTGTTGTAGAGATTAGATGCTGATCCGAAACAAATATCCTTCTATCAAACAAATTTTCTTTCTGTTTCAGGATAATCTGATATTCATTCTCTCCACTGGTCCCTTTATATGTCTCACAGATTCCTGTGAATACACTCTCATTTCCATCTTTGCAGTACACCAGATCATCATCCTTGGCATTTGGCTTCTTCGGAACAGTTATTTTGCTTTTTTCCACATAATCGATGTCTTCAGCAAATTCATGTTTCTCAAATTCGATGATGTCCTTAATATGCAAATCTATATTATCAAGAATATACGCAATCATAGTTACACCGCCCTATAGAATCTATAGATTGCTAACACAATCTGGTTCAATGCTCCAGTATCAGACGAAATCTCCAATCGACTTTCTCCAATCGGCAGTTTGAAAAAATTTGCATTATTAATGTCTAAAATGTCTGCAAGATTAGTTTCTTTTCCATCTGCATCTATTTTGTAACAATACAAATCGCCATCAAGAGAGCTATAGTGAATAACTTCTCCCGCCTGTAGCGTTATCGGCAGATATAATCTGTAGAGTTCCTCTTCTCCTTGTCTTACAACCACTGATGGATTCTCACAATAACCGCATATTTCTAGTTGGATTGCCGCCGGCACATGTCCATTATTACTGATAAACATACTTCTGGAATCATAATCCTTAAACCTTACCGGCCATGTGAAATCCCATCGCATTTCACCTTCTGTACGACTCACAATAAATCGATCTGTCTGATTGGAATAAAACAGGCCTTTGCATACTAATGCAATATCCGGTTCTAACGTTCGGTTCTCTGTTAGCTCTGACTTTCCGATTTTTACAACGTCAACATTTCGGTAATATTCTCCTGCGTCTGTCATATATACAAGCTTGATTGCTTTTGCTGCATTCACAAACTGTGTGCATGAAGAATAACTCTTATACGGCGACTCTCCTCCAAATACCAGTGTTCCAGTCATCTTCTGCTGTTTATCTTTTAGATAGTTTCGCACAAAGCTCTGACCGATTCTTGAGTAAGAATATTCCATCTCATATCCTAATCCATTCGGATTGATTAAAAGGCCAGTAGCAGGATTGTTTAAATCCCACCGCTGGCCATACTCATTTTCTAAATAAAACTTTCGAATCATAACAATTCTCCCAGTCTTTCATCTACGCTTTCTGCAATCAGCTTGCCATCTACGATTGTCTGGTTGTAGTTTCTTACCACTACAGAAGCCGGAGCCATGTCAACTGCTCCGTTGAAACTCAATGACATATTTCCTGTCAATGCTTCTAACTGCTCCATGATCAACCACACATTATCTCTAATCCCTGCAGCCAATCCACTCATCATATCTGGCATCCATTCCTCATAATTTCTCAGAGGCCCTTTATCCGGTCTTGAAAAGTGAATATATTCCGTTATTCCTTCAGCCACATCACTAACTGCACTTGTTACTTTACTGATTTTGGAACGAATTCCGTCAGCGAATCCGTCTATCATATCCTTGCCCCATGTGATTGCTTTATCCGGTAGCGATCGAATCCAATCAATTGCTTCCGAAATACCCTCAATGATTGTTTCTTTTACATTCTGAACATTCTCAGCAATTCCATCCTTCATATTTGTGAAGATTAATACTGCGTCATCCTTCATCTTTGTGAAACGCTCTTTCAAGCTTTCCACAATAGCTCTGGCAATTTCCAGTATTTTACCCATGAAAGCATCCCATAAATCACTGATTACCCATGCTGCTAACATGACGATGCTCTCCAGGGTATCCATAAGGCCTGAGAAAATATTCTTGACGTTCTCTCCGAAGTTCTTTATCAGTGTCACGATGCCATCAATAGCAGCGTTCCAGTCTCCAGATATTACTGCCAATGCTATTGCCAGTATATCATTGATCAGATTCATAGTTGTTTCTATTACTGTCGCGATTGTACTGAATACAGCATCTGTAATTGCTGTTATTTCATCGCCATATGAATCCCACACTTCCAGAGCCAATGATTTAAAACTCTCAAGAATGCTTAACAGCTGCTTTGCTATCTTGCTCAGATTGTCTTTGATTTTTGCCCAAACAGCATTCACCTTATCTCGGAATTCTTCGTTTGTTGCATATAGCACTCCAAATCTGGCTATCAGTGAAGCTATGATTGCAATTACTACTCCTATCGGCCCTGACAATCCTAATATAGCTGTTTTTACGGTTCCAATGGCAGCTCCAAGTTTTGGAGCAAAACTCATGATTGTACCCACGCTCTGTAAAACATTTCCGATCAATATCAACAGAGGTCCTAGCGCGGCAACGATGGCTCCTATTGCAACAATAAGCGTCATGGTTGTATCACTCATTCCGCTTGCTTTCTCCGCCAGAGAAGCTACAAATTCTGCTACTGCTCTGATTGCTGGAGATAGCTTGTCTCCTACCATGATGGCAAGGGTCTCGATCGCTCCATTCATCTGCTCAATTGCTCCGGAAGTATTGTCCATCATGGTCTCTGCCATACTGCCTGCTCTTCCCTCACAACCATAAATTGCATCGGAAAGCTTGTTGTAATCTGCTTCAGTCGCATTAATCACATTAAGCATGCCTGCCATCGCCTCTTTGCCAAAAAGCGTGGCTGCGGCTGCGGCCTGCTCTGCTTCAGTTATTCCTTGGAGAGTATCTTGACCAAGCACGCGTGCTAGATAATCATATTCTTCCATTGTCAAAATACGATCTTTGGTCAGTTTAATATCCAGCTCGTCTTTCGCAATTTTCTTGAGCTGCTCTTTAGTCATCCCCTCCAGGATATCGCAACCCTTCATGTATTCTAAGTTAAGCTTCCTTTCAGACTCTGTCATGCTACTTAACTCTTTTTCAAGATCAGTGTATCCCCTCGCTAACGCACTCGCAATTTGTTCTTGTTCATAGGTTGCATAATTTGCTTCAGCCTGTTCTTTAGTCGTAATTGCCATATTGTTACGAAGCATATCCAGCACTTCAGAAAGAGATTTCATGCTGCCGTCTGCATTTGTTAATGACAAATCAAAATCAGTCATAACACTTACCATGTTTTTTGACGGAGACGCCATATTCGCAAGCGCATTCTTTAATGTAGTACCAGCTTGACTTCCTTTAATTCCTGCGTTTGCCATAATACCTAGTGCAATTGCAGTATCCTCAGCGGAGTATCCAAGCGTTCCGGCAATCGGAGCTACATACTTAAATGATTCACCAAGCATCGATACATTAGTATTGGCGGAACTGGAGGCTTGAGCCAGAACATCCGCAAAATGTGCGGAATCAGATGCCTTGAGTCCAAACGCAGTCAGTGCATCTGTAACGATATCGGAAGTTGTTGCCAGATCCAGACCGTCTGCTGCTGCGAGTGACATGATTCCACCAATGCCGTCTATCATCTGCTGCAGCAGACGGTCTGGAT